TCCTTTACGGGTATATCCTTTTTCAGCGTCTACACGACCAAGCTCTTCAAGTGTGTTCTCACGGCTTGTGTTGTATTCATATCCGTCTACAACCTTGTGACCTGATGGAGAAGAAACAACACCACCTCTAGCCATATTAGCTTCACGTTTACCAAAAGGCTGTGTACCTGTACTACGGGTATTACCCATTTTACGTGTTTCTTCTTGAGGATATAGACCTTGTCGATTCATACCGTACTTTGATAATGGCATAACTGTTAGCCTCCTTTATCTACTTTAAATGGTTCGGGTTGTGAGTAGACTTCATCTACGACAACGTTTGTTTCTGGACCAAGAACATTTGGACCTTTACGAGCAGCACCGTAACCCTGTCCCGTTGGACGGCCTACACATATATCAAGATACTCAGTATCCTTTGTCTTTTGCATTTGTTTAATATCCTTTTTTAATCGTAATCGTAACTATCTACAACAGGTCCACCTGATTTCATTCGTACCGTACCACCCGTAGCTATACCTGTCGATATTGGAATTGAATTTTTACGCTTCTGCCTCAGATCGGGTCTGGTCACCCTATTCTTCTTCTTTTTCTGCTTTATTACATTTTTAAAAAGTTTTAGTGCATTTCTTTGATTTTGATCTACCTCCATCCTATGTGCATCATGTAAAGTACCATAATGTTTATCACCTAGATCCGTATGAAGTTTAGGATTATAATGTCCTTCAGTCGGATCTTTTGTGATTAAATCATATTCTTTCCATGTATGTGGTCTATTTTGTGCAGTTTCTCCTGTTGAACCAATCTTTGTAACCAAAGCGTCTTGTGCATCTTGAAGGCGTTGATTCATTTCCTTTCTAAGTTGTTTTTTAGTTTTAGCCATTTAACTGTAATCGTAACTATCTACAACAGGTCCACCAGAAGCTAAACGAACTGTACCACCAGACGCTTTACCCATCATAAATTTTCTCCTATCAGATTCCTCCATCCGTCCTTTATCGTGTAAACCACCATAAAGTTTATCACCTATATCCTTACGAACTCTAGGATTATAATGTCCCGCAGTCGGATCTTTGTTAGACTCATACTCTGTTGCTATTTGTTTAGGATTTGTAGCAGTTTCTCCTGTTGTACCAATCTTTGCAGCTAAAGCGTCTTTTGCTTTTTCAACGCCCTCATTAATATTTTTTCTTTTCTTTTTAGAATATAGTGCCATAACTCAATGTACCCCTAATTTTGTATAAGAAGGATCTTCAGACCCTTCAAGGTTGCGTTTAAACTGTATAGAACCTAACTCGTTATATACCTTAAATATACTGTTAGCTGCTTCTACAAGTGAGTCCCTTAGAGAATCTAGCTCCTTGTCGGGGTTTTTAAAAGCAGGGTGAGAACAAACATGACTATGCCAGTTCTCAATAGTAAACTCAACTCTGTCCATAGCCTGATGGTATCCCATCGTACCGGGAGCATAGTTTAATTCATTATAGGGTATTATTCCAGCGAATGACAAACGTTTGGTGTGTTTATTCTTTTCTTCATCACTGGTGTCTATAAACTCATAGAACTCTTTACTGTCCATGCCCCTACTTACCACCTTCTATAACTTTAAAGCCAGCTATGTCAGCAAGCCTCTCAATGTCCTTTTTGACCTCTTCACTTGAGTCAGTGTCACCTAGTCCACCCATCTTAATCTTTTGTTCAGATCTGTCAACAAACATCCCCAAATGTTTCGCCACGTTTTCAACGGAACGGTTCGCGTTTGTGTAGTCTCCGTTCTGTAGCGCATGTTGGTAAACTTCGTCCAGCCTTTGCAGCACATGGTCAGCACTCCACGCCATTCTATCTATAGCGACTTCACGCAGATCGTTTATGCGTTGTTCTATCTTAGGCTTTTTGAGGAGGGTGGAGGCCCGTCTACGGGTATCAGAGTGGCTCTTTCCGGGCGCATATCCTGCTGCCTTGTATGCTATCAGACTATCACCCGTAGCAATATACTCCATACAGAACTTCTCCTGTTTAGGAGCCATCCCTGCTATGAAGTTTCCGGGTTTAAAGTTTTCACCTTTTTCAGCACGTTCTAACATTTCATCCTTAGTATACTTCTTTCTTTCGTGTCGCGCAAGACGGACGTTATTCCTTCTTGTTACTTCACTTCTCATCTCTATAAGATCTCTACCAGCATTAGGTTTTTTACGACCTTTTGAAGTAACACAAATAAGAGAACGAAGTTCTTCGTTTGTTAACTTTCCGTAGATGATATGGGGTTTATTACCTATTTGTTTCATATTGTTACTATAATATCAGTTAGTAAACTTTAAAACAAAATAAATAAACAAGACGAATATACACATGTTTTCTCTCTTGTTACAGATTGTATCAATTTGTAACTAGTTTGGCAACCCCCTTTGTAACGCCTAGCCGAAAAAAAACAGGAGCAGTCTAAAAACTAAGTTGTTATAAAGACTGCTCCTGTAAAACAAAGGAGAGAAATCTATTATACACATAATAATGTAAAGGTGTCAAGTTTTAGTTTGACACAAATATATTTTTTATTTATATTATTAACATGCAAAAAACAGCTTTAGTTACAGGTGTTACAGGTCAGGATGGTTCGTACCTTACAGATCTACTGTTAAAGACACAGTACAAGGTATACGGATTAGTACGGAGAAGTAGTACACCAAATAAAGAAAACATTGACAAATACATTGATCATCCTAATTTTATTCCTTTTTATGGTGATTTAACAGATATCAATAGTATTCTAACTGTTATTCAAGATACACACCCTGATGAAATCTATAACTTAGCAGCACAGTCAGATGTGAGAATATCTTTTGATGTACCTGTTTCAACAGGAGATACCAATGCTTTAGGAGTAATGCGTATATTAGAAGCGTTACAGTCTCTTAAAATTAAATCCAAGTTCTATCAGGCCAGTACCAGCGAGTTATTTGGCAAGGTACAAGAAACACCACAGAAAGAAACAACTCCCTTCTATCCCCGTAGTCCTTATGGAGTTGCTAAACTGTACGCATATTGGGCTGTTAAGAACTATAGAGAGTCCTATCCTGATTTTTTTGGCTGCAATGGGATATTGTTTAACCATGAGTCTCCGTTACGTGGAGAGAATTTCGTTACACGTAAGATTACAAAAGCTGTGGGAAAGAGAATAATGTTTCCTAAAGAGAGACATTCTCCCATTGAGCTTGGTAATTTAGATGCTAAGAGAGATTGGGGCCATGCTAAAGACTATGTTCGTGGTATGTGGTTAATGATGCAGCAAGATGAACCTGATGATTACATATTAGCTACAGGTGAGACACACTCAATAAGAGAGTTGGTCGAATGTGCCTTTGCTTCGATAAATGAAGAAGTTATGTGGGGTGGATCTGGTCTAGATGAGAAAGGTTATAACGGTAAGGGAGAACTACTTGTTACGATTAATCCTGACTTCTACCGCCCAGCCGAAGTAGATTTGTTACTTGGTGATCCCAGTAAGGCAGAGAAGAAGCTGAACTGGAAGCGTGAGTACAGCTTTACTGATACTATTGAAGAGATGGTACAGCACGATACACTAATGTAAAATTCTTAAATTTTTGAAATTATTTAAAGTCCCTATTTCTAGATAAACACGGCCGCCCTCTTTTTCCTCCCCCCACCCCAAAAAAAAGACCCCAGAATAAACTGGGGCCAAGTTAAGGAGTTAAACTTATGCAATGATATCTACATCTTTCAATTCGCCTTTTGCTTCAGGTATTGGTTGATGCTTTCTATTAGTATCAATAACAAAGTACTTATCGCCTAAGAACATACCCATTAAAAATCCTAACATAAAACATATTGTAGAAATAAACGTAACAAGTAAAAATACATCCATGATACTCTCCGTTAGTATGGGGGACCGTAGTCCCCCGTTTGGTTACATTGGTGCAAAAATAACTAATGCTACTGTTGCAATGAAAAAGATTAAAAGTACACATAAGAACTCTAATGGACCTCTAAACACTTCGACTAAACCTCTAAAATATTCTTTCATGTTAACTCCATGTTTTATTAAGCCATTGTGGCAGGTACATTCTACAATATATAAGAGAGAGTGTATACTTATTTGTTTTGTCTTTTATTTCACTTGGATCAGGAGCCGACACGATCAAAAGAAAAAGGGGAAGCGTTCTGCTTCCCCGTTAGTTTCCTATTCAACCTTGACGATTAAACCGTCTTTCATTGTTACTAAGCCAAACCACTCGCGACCTTTACCTGTTATATGCGGTCGATTGCATACTGTTAGAATGCCATTTGATTTATATTGTGGACCAAACATTGAAGTCTCAATATAAGATAACTCATTACCTATATGAGCTTTGCATTCTTTTTTACTGCCGTAATTTGCGATCATAGTCATAATCTTAATTCTCCTTCATCATTTGAGTACGAATATCACTCATGGTATTACACCAGTGACCATCATCTAAAAGTTTTTCTAGATCCTTCTCTACTTCACAAGTAAGGATATCCATCCTAGACTGTTTGGCTAGTGTATCCAGAGCATCTGCACAGGCAGAATAAACCTCTTCACTATCGAAGACGGCCCATTCTTCACTGTGTATACTTGTAGTTGCGTAAACTACTATCATATTACTTCTCCATTTGTTAAGCCATTATTGGCAGGTACATTCTATTACATATATAAGATAGTGTATAGTTATTTGTTTTATTTGTATTGGTGCTACGATCAGGAGCCGACACGATCA